CCTCCAGGGCAAAGAGCGGCGAAGGCGCGTCGTCGCCCGTCAGCCGGTGCGACGCCTCAGAAGAGATGCTGCCGCTGCCCAGGCCCCCGCGAGGTGAAGGACATCCCCACGCAAGCGCGAGCTCAGCGGCCGGATTCGAATTGCGAGACCCGCCCATATCTTTTTATGAATCATATTCTTCTGTTCTTCCACAAGACAACGATAAAGAAGTTATTGATGCAGATTTAAGTCCAACAATATTCTCTGATATTGAAAATATAATGCCAGAAGCAATTGCTTCAGTTCATGATTTAGACCCTAAGACTATTTCTAAGATTAGCTACCATACACAAAAGTGGGAGCCAGGAGCATACGCAAGAATACACTCAGATAATACAGATGCCGAAGGAAATTCAGGAGCATTTACCAGAAGTAGGTACGCAGGATTTTTATATCTTAATGAAAACTTTGAGGGAGGAATTCTAAAATTTTCAGATCAGAACATAGAGATTAAGCCAGAAGTTGGAATGCTTGCTGTCTTTGACGGGGGATTTAATAATACGCACGAAGTATCATTAATAGAAAGTGGAGTAAGATATACCATAGGTTCTTTCTGGGATGACCGTGAAGAAGATGCATACCCACAAGAAATAAGAGATACCTGGGCAAAAGAGCTGAAAGAAACAAGAGCAAAGCAAGAAGCTGAAAGAGCAGAATGGCAAGAACTTTTAAAACAAGGATATAAAATAGATAGTAATGGTAAAAAATATAAAATAGAGGAGTTAAGATAATATGGCAGCTTTTCTTGAAAAACCATTAACTGATTATGGCTTTAATACTGAAGAAATTTCTAAAGATATTCTTTTAGTAAATAATTTTATTTCTGAAGAAGAAAATGAAAAATTGTTGCAAATTATAAATAATACTGCAGAAGAAGATTGGTACATAGAGTATACAAGAAACCTAGCAAGATTTTGTATGGAAAAATTTGGAAGAGATGATGTTGATAACTTAGTTGCAGAAGGTAAATTTGAAATAACTGAAGGATGGGAAGATAAAAATTTAATTATCACAAATCATTCTTTATCAAAAAAAATTCACAAAAGAATATTAGATATACTTGCCAAAGAAAATGATACTTTAGAGCTATCAGGCTTTTCAACATTACAAAGAATGCAGGAAGGGGTTGAACTAAAAGCTCACGTAGACCAACATACAGATCCATCAATTCGTTATGCTGCAATACTTTATTTAAATGATGATTATAAAGGTGGAGAGTTATTTTTTGAAAATATTAACTTAAACATAAAACCAAATAAGGGTTCATTGCTTATTTTTCCAGGAACTGAGCAGTTTCACCACGGAGTAAATAAGGTTGAGGCAGGACCAATAAGATATGTCATTGTTGGCTTTATTAAAGAAAAAAATTTTTATGAAACCAATAAATACTAAAAAAGGAGAAAAGTAATGAATGTTGAAAAGTTAGAAGAAAAGGTTTATTACTACACACAGGTAATTGAAGACCCTAAAAAACTTGTTGATGCAATTGAAAATGACAACAAAGATCCTTGGGGCGAATGGATGGCTTGCAGTGGACAAGAGTATGTTTACGGCACAGATAAAAGCATATCTCAATCAGAGACACCCGATGAAAAAAATACTTATATTTACAATACATTGCAAAAAGCTTTTGATGATGTAGCAAGAGATTATGCCAAGACGCAAGGAATTACAGATGAGCCAAAGCTATTTCCAATGTATCCAATTAAAAAATATAGTGCTGGAACTTTTATGGGTGCACATTTTGATCAGCAAGAAGGAGATGACAGGCTAAAAGTTTCTTTTGTCATGTATTTAAATGATGATTATGAGGGCGGAGAAATTTCTTTTACGATTGCTTCTCCAGATGGGGTTTTGCAAAACATGAGTCCAGATCCAGATTTTGAAATTGCCAAAAATGAAGGCAATTATACATTTTATGTAAAACCAGAAGCGGGAAGTATTATTGTATTTCCTCCATCACCGCCTTATCATCACACAGCACATTTAGTAAAGAGTGGTTTTAAGTATATGGTGCCTCAGCACTGGATTCATTAAAAATATATGAAATATAAAAAACTAAAAGATAAGATAGTTTATTTTGAGGATGCTATTGATGATCCTTATGAATTGCTTGATAATATAGAAAAAATAAATAATGAAAAATTAATTCATCATATAATTGATGCATGGAAACCGTGGTTTTCTGGAGATAAAGACCATATTTATGGAGAAAGAAAGTTTGTTTTTGGAAAAAATCTTAAAGAATCCACAGGTCTAGAAAAGAATATTGTTGAAATATTAGAAAATACTATGAATAAAAGTGCTAGACAGTATGCAGAAATATTTAATATATCTGCACCAATAGAGTTAAGCACAAATTTTGTTATTAATAAATATAATACTGGGGAAAAAATGGGCTCTCATGTAGACTGGAATATAAAAAATAATACACTAGAGTATTCTTTTGTTGTGTATTTAAATGATAACTATGAAGGTGGAGAAATATATTGGCCAAACCATAAAGTATTGCTTAAGCCAAAAGCAGGAAGCTTAGTAATCTTTCCGTCAAAAGAGCCATATCAGCACAGTGTTAAAGAAATTACTAAAGGAAACAAAATATTTATTCCTCATTTTTGGCATACCTAAAATGAAAACAGCTATAGTAACTGGAGCAAGCAAAGGCGTTGGCTATGCTACAGTAAAACTTTTATCTAAAAATGGTTATAAAGTTATAGCTGTTTCAAGAAATGTTGAAAAACTTAAAGAACTTGTCTCTAGCAACGTTGAGATATACCAGTTAGACATAACAGATGAAAAACAAATAAAAAGTTTTTTTGAAAAATACAAAGAGATTAGCTTAGATTTATTGGTAAACAATGCAGGAGGGGGAGCTAACCCAACAAGCCTTATGCATGAAACACCAGAAAACTTTAGAAGAGCCTATGACATAAATGTTGTTGGTCCAATGTATTTGTCTCAACTATTTGCTCCTTGCATGAAAAAATCTTTATCTCCAACTATTATTTTTATAACTTCTTTAGCTGGAAAAATTCCATATCGCGGGGGAGGCAATTATACAAATGCCAAAAGAGGAGAAAGAGCGTTAGTAGATACAATGAGATTAGAGTTTTCTGGGGATGAAATTAAAATAACTGAAATCTGCCCAGCAAGCATTGATACAGAATTAAATGGTAAAGATCGCTCTTTATATGCAGAAGATTTAGCAGAAGCTATAAGATGGGCTGCATCATTGCCAAAACACGTAAATATAAATCAGATAGAAATTGCTCATACTGGACATACAAAATTTTATTAGTAAATACTAAAAAGAAAACTTTTCCATCCACTCTTTTGTTCTTGGAGTAAGGCCTTTCCAAGAAGACCAATCTTCTCCACCTTTAGTCATGTGGTAGGCAATTTGAGCATTTATTACTGGGTTTAATAGATCCTGATTTGACTTAAGTTCAAACTTATCTCTGCGATCAGTTCCCAAATTTCCAATCATATTAATTTGAAAAATACCATAAGAGTGATCTCCAGTATTTCTATTGCCATTATAGGCTAGGGGTCTTCCATTAGATTCTTTTTTGGCAACTGCCCAAGCCATCTTAAGGGCTTTTCCTTCAAAACCAACAGTCTTTAGAAGAAGGTATAAATCTTTGTCAGATAGACTTGATGCATTTTTATACTTATTTAGTATTTGTGCCTTAGAAAGACGAAATGCCGCTTTAGGGGCGGCAGGGGCTTCTTTAACTACAACCTGTTTTATTAAATTATTCTTTACTGTAGCATTGGCATTATTTGCAAAAACAGCAGAAACAAATACCATCAACAATATCCCAAACCACACTTTTGTTTCTCTCATAGTTTTTACCTCCTAAGAAACGAATGAGACCAATTGGCCTCATACTCTAGTATAACACAGTCAAATAAACAATACAAGCTCAAATATACATTTTTATATTGTAACAATTTAATAACAAAAAATATTATATTTGAAGTGGTATAATAGAAAGACTATGGCTACAGGACTAACAACTAACTATAATATACCTTTTCCAGTGCTGACTGATCCAGTAAATGTGCACGAAGATATGCAGTCTCTTGCAGAAACGGTAGATGCGACACTTAGAGATATTCTTAAAACATATCTTGCTGTTAATGTTCATAATGATAGTGGAGTAAACATTGCAAAAGGAGATCCAGTTTATGTTACTGGATATTCTTCTGTTGCTGGTCTTACTACCGTTGCAAAATCTGAATCTTTAAATAATTTAACTTTTCCAGTTTTAGGATTAGCTCAAAATGATATTGGAGATAACGCAACTGACAGTGTTATTATTTCTGGAGTATTTGATGGAATAAACACAGGCTCATACTCAGAGGGAGACAAGCTATACGTTGCTGACTCTGGAGGACTTACCAACATAAAGCCAGAAAATGCATCAGTTGTTGCAATAGTAGCTAAGTCAAATATTTCAGGTATAATTGTTGTGGGTCAGCCAAAAGGCAACGGTACTTGGGGATCACTAAAAGAAGGTTTATCATAATGGCTACATTTAGAGGACAAGAGTCAAAAAGTTTTTACGATGTTGGTCTAAGACCACCCATTGTTTCCTGGACGGTAGTTAGAGGAGACACAGCAGCCTTTAGAGTATATACAACAGATGATAATAACGATCCTTTAGTAATAGCTGACTGGGATATATTGTGTGAATTTAGAAGGCCTACAGAAGCTGATGATATTACGGAAGATTCTGCTCCAACACTTTTTACAATTGTTCCAGTGGCAACTCCTAATGATGGAAATGGTGAGTTTACTGTTTCTTTAACTTCAGATCAAACTATACAACTTGAAACAGGAGATGTATTTGATGTTCAGCTATCTGATGCAGATAGGGTTTGGACAGTTTGCCAAGGCAAAATGATAATTATTGAGGATGTAACTGACTAATGGCAACAGCTGTAATTGTTGATGATTACAGAAATAGGTCTACAATACCGACGGCAGTTAATTATCCAGTAACACAAATAGAATACTCTGCTCCAGTAACAATAGCTCAATCAATACTTCCATTTAGAGTTAGGTTTACTACTATCGGAATTGAAGGATATACTTCTTCAAATCCCCCAGGAATTGGCATACAGATTATTGGTTTGTCCAACTGGATTATTTAATCTTATAAAAACATAAATAGTTTAAATAGATGATATAATTCAGTTATGACTCAAATATCTATTCCACTAGTAAAAACTAAGTTTGAAACAGGAGATCGTCCTAGTCAAGAAGACTATGTAGATCTAATTGACACCACGGCAGGACAAGCCACTAATCTTGGTTCTTTTGGAAATAATGAGAACGAAATAACTGGCATTGAAAATATTACAGTTTTTGATAATTTTGATGCAACAGTATGGAGAATGGTTAAATACATAATCTCCATATCAAAGACTTCTGCTGGTGATAATAAATTTTACGCCACAGAGATGACCATTTTAGTTGACGGTACAGATGTATCAGTCAGCGAATATGGAACGATAGACAATGATGGGAATATTGGCACCATTGATGTCTCTAGAGTAGCAGATACAGTTGCCCTTACTGTAACACCTGCTGCTGGAATAACCCCTATAACCTTACGTTATGCACGTATTGGTTTAAAGGCCTAACCTAGAGGAGATAAAAAATGGCAACAGTAAATAAAGATTTTAAAATTAAAAATGGACTGATCGTTGAAGGCACAACAGCCACAGTTAACGGTCAAACAATTCTTACACAAACCGCAGGCGATGCTTATATTCTTGGCCTTGTTGGTGGAGTAGCATACATTACATCTGTTGATTCAGGTCAACTTCAAGTTATTGATGGAGAACTTTCAGTCCAAAACGAAGTTTTTGATGAATATGGTGCTGCTGATACAGCAGAAACAAATGCAAAGAACTACGCAGATGGACTTGCAGTAAATTATGATGCAGCAGGTTCTGCTTCAACAGCAGAAACAAATGCAAAGAACTACGCAGATGGTCTAGCCTCAAACTATGACCCAGCAGGTTCTGCATCAACAGCACAGCAAAATGCTGAAAACTATGCAGATGGTGTTGCTGGTACAGCAGAGTCAAATGCTAACTCTTATGCAGATGGTCTTGCTGTCAATTATGATGCAGCAGGTGCAGCAGCAG